TGATTTCTTTTGGTTCCTCACCATCTAATGTTGTGAGCGTGTATTCTGCTTTGACTTCAATCGGTTCTGCGCCAAAGACGTCTAGCATTCCTTTGTAACGTTCATTTTCTTCCTCAAATTTTTCTTTTGTGATATTAATTGCACTTTCAATATCATCACTCCAGGTAGAATTAAAAGCTAAAGAAGTTTTTTTGTTTTGATAGTCCACTAGGAAAGCTCCTGTTTTCTTATCACGAAAGACGATAAATGTTTCAGTTTGTTTCATTGTTTTTTTCTCCTATTTCTTAAAATGTACCTGCTGTAAATGCTGGCTTAGCTGTTGTTGATTGTTGATGTGCTTCGTTAACGACTGAGTAACCGTCCTCGATTATCACAGCGCACTCCTCACCAGTTGACACCCTTGTGGCAATAGCTTGCAAGCCTTCTTGTTC